GACTTGGCCCAATACCAAATGGCTTCTCCATCTTCAACACCATCGTTGGCATCTAGAATGGAGAAGCGATATTGTCTTTTAGGGGCTGCGTTGTTGGCCCAACAAGCCATTTAACCTCTATTAGGATCCAAAACTCGGATCGTTGTCTATATTTCTACCTTCATTATTTGGAGTGTAATCAGGACCCTCAGAAGGATTATCACCGACATTAAAGAAAGTTTCTTCTTGTTGGAAATCGGGATGAGTTTCAGGGAATGTACATGTGGCCCAGTCATATCTGATGGTCAAATCAACTGTTCTAAGATCTTCATTTGAATAATCAAGATCTCCAAACTTTGCTGATTTAATAAATGGCTGATTAAGGGTCCACTTTTCTACAACCGCACCATCTGCTTTTAACACTTCAATAACAATTAATTGCAATCCAGCATCAATTGAAGCATTCTTGGAAATAGTGTGAAACTGATCTGGGTCTGTGTTTTCTGGAACCATATAACCAGAATTAATTAAAATCTGGTTCATAACACCAACAGCATCAGGAGAAATGGGATCAACTAAGGTCATTGTAACTTCCGACCACGATACTTTACCGGGGAAATAATACTTACCTCCAAGATAATGATGTTCGGTTTCACCTAGATCAAAAGACGGAGTAGTTACAGTCTTCGCCCACCATAAAATGCCTTCAATTACTGAGTTACCGCTTGCATTATTCGATACGAATTGAATTCTGAATCTAAAGTTTCTTTTAGGTTCTACACCTGCTGAAGTCCAAAAAGCCATTATATTAATCTCCCTTTATTGTAATTAGTATAGATCATTAGAATTGAACTCCGGATCTTGTGATTACAAAGTCAACTGCAATAAACTCAATTGCTTTGGCTGGCTTCACATAGATCTTGGCGTAGAGGATGTTTCTGTCCTGAAGATCTGGAGTGGTTGTGGTTGAATCAAGAACAACTTTGAATTCTGTAATTCCGCCTCGTGCTTTAATTCTGTTAAGCACGCGTTCTGCTCTACTCTTGAACTTGTTCCAAGTAACTTGGATGTTCTGGTCGAACAGAATAGTATTAGCAATTCTGCCGATTCTCTTCTTGAGATAAATCATCATGCGACGAACGTTGATTCTGTCAAGAGCCGATGGAGTCTGCTGGAGTGTCTTCTGACCGAAGATTACAAACTCTCCTTGGAGTCTAGCAATTGGGTTAACATCAAGTTCATAGAGGTCATCACGATTTGCTTTATTCATGGTCTCAACAACTGAAAGCGTGCTAGGTCCGTTGGTTCCACCAAGGTTTGTAAGTCCGCCACGATTGAATCCGGCAGGAGCAAACCAAGGAGCGGTAAGCGCTTGAGATCTCGCAAGAGCACCACAGGCAGCAACCGAAGGAGGAACAGGAGTCACAACTGTATCACCTTTCTGCTGGACTCTAACCCATGGGTGATATGCGGCAGCGTATGAGGAATCAAAGTTTCTGTTTCGAACATCAGAAATAACAGTTGCAAGTGAGCCTTTGCCTTCTAGAGAAGGTGTTGTTTCTGCTGCGGTTGTGTACGCATTCTCAAGGTCAATGATTGCAAGAGAATCTTGACGCTCATCAACAACTTCAATCATTCTATTGGTGATATCAGAGTTGTTAATACCGGGCAGAAGAAGAAGATCCATCTCAACAGTTTCTGGGTCCTCAGCAATATCGAGAGCCTTGTTCAAACTGTAGTATGTGTAACTTGTTGATTCGCTTGATCCAATGACACCACTTCGGTTATTAAAAGGCTCAAGTTCGGTAATTTTAAGCCCATCAAAGCCACCAAAGAGTGGGACAATGAATTGTTTAATTTTTGCATCAATAAGTGCTTGATCACCATTGGTCGCAGTATAAGATGTACCAGCCAGACGAGAACCAGAAACATGATATGCTCTAACATTTGTTGAGTCATAAACAACATCATCAAGTGAGAAGATAAACGAAGTTTCTGTAGCATCGGCAGCAGTGCCTGTATTTGCATGAGCATCAAATCCACGAGGCATTGCTCGGAAAAGATCTCTGTATGATTGATCTAGCAAGTTAGATGAAGAAAGTTGCTGATTAACACCGAACAAGTCGGTTACTTTGTAGTTGGCATTCTGAACGCCTTTTGAATCAACGGTGGTTAGTCTCAACGATGGAAACTTAAATGTGACGATTCTTTCGTCTGCACCATCTTTTGACCCCACAAGAGCAAATCCACTTTGATCAGCATCAGCGATTTCTTCTGGAACACCGGGAAGGTTACCAGAACCAACAACCATTGCATGAACAAGGTTTGAACCGTAATTATCTGGGCTTACTGGTCGTGAATTACTACCAGATAGGCAAAAGTTCAAGAACTTTTGAGGACCGTAGAAACCAAATGGGATTGCATATTCGTCTTGAGGCTGCTGATCATTCTTAAGAGCGTCAGCCATTTCAATTCGGATGTAGTCAGATTGATTGTTGTATTTTCCAACCATATTGAATTTCTTATCACCGTCATCCCAGACCATATTCATATCACCAATTCTTTTAAGAATGTAGTTGTCTGAAACAGGATTCATAGAAAGGTTTGAGAATTGTTCAACAAGCCTTTTGGTTCCCCACTCATAAACACTGAGAGTGAAGGTTGAGTTCTTATTGACCTCGGTCCCAAGTTTGAGGCCTTCGATAGCACAATAATACTGATCTTGAAAGGACTTGCCTTCATGAAGAGCAATAATACGGAAAAGTTTTTCAGCATTTTCTGGAGTATAATTTGTATTGTCCTCAGAAGGATCTCTGTTAATAATCCAGCCAGATTTAGCAGCAGTTGCAGCAAATTCATGATCTGAATATTCTGTCAATGATGGGCGACCAGCACCGGGAACAACGCCGGTTGAACCAGATGCCAGACCAAGCATAATCCCCAATTGCTCTCCTGCTGTACCGGTAGAAGAGCCGTCTCGATTAAGCATTTCTTCAAATGTTTCACCAAGCCAGTAAGTTTTAATATCAGTACTATCGTTAATATTGGAATTGACTTTATGAGGTGTGGTATTAAAAACAGTTCTAATATAATTCTTGCTTCCGGGTGTAAAGTCAAATACAACGTTGTCAACAACAGCACCGTTATTATCTTTAACCAACGCTCTAAAAGTAGAACCATTACCACTTGCAAGAGAATTAATCATCACAGCGGAACCAGTACCTTGCGTAGTTCCAGCATTATCAGCAATTGTACCCGAAAGTTCAATTGAACCTTCGTTAACATAGAAAATTGCCGCAAGCGAACCACTAGAATTGGCTTGAGGGCTTGAACTGGAGGGAGCAACGAAAAGACCAAAAGCACCACCTGATGCAGAGTATGCTGTATCAAGGCTGTTGGCAGTATCCCACCCTGCTCTACCGGCAGTGGTTGCATTATCTGACTGTTCACCCAAAAGACGAACGAAAGTAATTGGTGTATCGTTTGCTGCAAGCCATGCTTCAGCAGCAATACCAGCGTAAGTTGGAGCAACAGTGTTGCCTTGTCTCCAAATATCCATTGGGCCGGGCTGTGGGCCATATACAGGATTACCAAATACTGTGACAAAATCATCAAACGATTGGATTCTAATTGGCTTCATTGAAGGTCCACGAAGGGCACGACCAATTAAAAGCGGACCGTCTTCCTGCAATTGTGCTGGAACAGTGCTTTGATCAACCTCGGTCAATTGGATGCCGGGAGAAATAAAATCAAACTTTCTAGGCATTAATATACTCCTTATAAATTTATAATCATATTAAATAGTATCGATTAGGATCAATAGTAATTATTCTCGGTATTTCTGTTTATTTACAGTGCGCCATGGTAATTGGTCTCCAACCATGACCCTTTCTCTACTCATTTTAACTTCAACATAGTTCTCTCTAACGACAACTTTTGGCTTTTCTCTGTTAACACCTTCGCCCATTAAATATCCTAAAACTTTAATTGTAACTTTGGTCTCGAAGTATCTTTCATCTTCGCCAAGATTAACAATGTTTGATTCTGGGTTGAAGTCTTGCTGAATAAATGCCTCGTATCTGTGGCCATCATTATCAAATAAGAAATGATTTACACCGCCTGTCCGAGTAACAAAAGGCGTGATAATTTCATTTAATTGCTGAAGGTATTCAGTTCTTACGGTAATTTCATAATTACATGTGACATAAGTTGGGAGAGGCATTTCAATTGTCTCATAGACAATCTTCTTATTATTGGATCTGCCTGTATGGTCTCCGGTTTGAAGTTCTCGAGCCTTATCAGCGTTTGCAAAGTTTCTTGTTTTAGTTTGAACAATACGGCGAGTTACAGCGGTTGCACCGCCTTTGTAGTCAGAATTGTCAGGCAAGTGTGCGTAATGAGTGCCTCGAAAAGAAGGATCTTTCACCATTGAAGTTCTGTGAATTGATATAATTGGCAATTTTAATTTACCAGAGGAGTCACGCAGATCTTTATTATTTTTAATTTGGAATGATCGTTCCGCTGATAACCAAAGACAAGGAACTTTTTTAAAGCCGGCGTTTGTCGTTGTATGAAGGTCTAGCGACTCATTCAGCCAGTTATACAAACCAACGTCAATTGTCTCAATTGTCGAGGGCAAAAATGGAATCTCTTCTACTTCACTCACCGTTAAATACTCCGTCTCTTGCCCTAGTGCAGGTTGCAGTAACTTCAAAGCGATGCTCGATTTGTCCGAACAATTGTTTTGGTTCGCTTAATTTTACTATCTCATAATAAATATCGCCGTATTTGACGAAATCTCCTTCACGGACAAAAAGATTTTGGTCTTCTGTTAATCTTCTCTTATGAAAGTTGACAACAATCCCTGTTTGTTTATCAAGCCCATAGCCTTCAAGATACGTTGTTTCAACGCCTTCATAGTTTACAAGTGCGTGAACTCTGATCGGGTGCAAGAAAGTTTTTTCAATGGCCTCGCCATATACCGGATGGAAGTTGGTTCTTTCGATATCAATTGGAAAATAGAGGATCTGTTGGCCGATGACTCTTTCGATGATCTCATCATTGACCTGCTTAACAAGGTTTCGCTCCTTCTCTCCGAGAAAGAGAGGAGGCGGGGGAGATGCGGGTTTCGACCATTTATTGTCTTCTGACATTTACTATCCTCGAATCACGCGAACCTTCATTCGCTTTTTGCTTTCATTTGTAGGCTCGGCTGGAACAAGTTCTCGCATCTTTGCTTTTAGAGGCTCGGAATAGGCCAAGATCAGTTCGGCCATCTCGCCTTCGTCGTATTGTTCCAAGAGAGCAGCGAGGGCAACTTTTTCTGCCTTTGTACTTACATCACTTTGGTCAAGATCCATACGAAGGTTAAAATAGTCATCAACCTGACCATTGGGATCTTCTTCAAAGATCTCTTCAACAGAACTGTAATTACTGGGGCCTTCAATCGTGAATGGAATAACTGTGCCTTGCCAACTGTCGCCATCACCAGCAGCGATTTGACATTCTTTGTTAATCTCTGTAACTAAAAACTTTTGTAGGGTCTCGTCCTCTCCCAGCATTATAAGAAGAGCAGCGGCTTGCTTTGGAGTATATTCGCCTCTCTCTTGAAGAACGGAGAGATCAATTGAAAGAGTGCTTGTAAATGTAACATCGGTTTGTATTTCAAAAGGCCCGATGTAATCATAAGCTTGGGTTTGTTCATCCCACTCTTTGTATTGTTGAACAGAGTATTCAATAGCAACCTGTTGTAAATAAAAGTCCGAATCATCAACGAAGCCTGTAACTCCAAGAATTGTTGTGGCGATTGTATCAAAGCCGTCCTCAACATAAGGATCCGTGGCGAGAGCAATAGACATTCCGCCATCTCTGCTGCTTTCTGTGAGTTGAGCGAGTTGGTTTGCCAAATCATCAACACTGAACCGCTCTCCTGTCGCCATGCGAGACATGAACTGAAGATCAGGGTACCTGATTCTTACAAACGGAGATGAGAAATTTGAATCATCTACATTACCGGCGGCATAGACTGCAATCTCTTCTGGCTCAACTTGATCAAAGTTCGCCCAAGGCAAAGAGAAATAATCTATGTAATCCTCAAAGATTTCATTGATCTTGCTGAAGTTGTTTGCGACATCGACATCTTCTGGGAGAGTGGCATAAACTACAAGACCAACCTCGTCAATTGACGGAACACCATTTATGTCGCCAACCTCGATATCAAAATACCATGCTTGTCTTCTACCAGCATCTCGTGCGATTCTTTCCACATCACGCTGCACATCTTCTATGCTCGCTCCAAATTCTTCATCTGCTTTTGATTCAAGTTCATTCTGAAGAGACCTATCGTATTTCAAATATCCGGATGCTATAATCTTAAGCGGGTCAATATCAAGGGCGGAGGCGAACATCATAGGAAGATTATCACGGACAGCCATTCCGTTGTCCTCGTAGCTTCCACCAAATCTTTCAAAATTATCAATGCTAAGCAAGGTTGAACCGTCTTGGAAGCCTTCAACTTCAGTTTGAAAAATCTTTTCAAGGTCGGCTTTTTGAATGTTTGCGATGTAACTTCTCACATACTCTTTGAAACCGCCGGTATCAAGACCATAAACTTTTTGATCGGGAACGGCAAGTGGAATCACATTGTTGGTGTCTGGATCTGTGTATGCTGTTCGTCTAATTCGAATTCGTGATCTTGGTTCAAGGACGCCCTCTCCGCGTTCGGAATCATAAAACAATTCATCGTCTTCATACTCGTCGAGTGTTTGTTGAGTTGGTTCCATCTCATTCTTTTCAAATTCTTCTGCTGTTACAACATAAGAGATCATTCCGTTCGCATAAGCCTCTGCAAGAGCACAAATGTTGAATTGGTCAAATTTATCTTCTCCTTTCATTGATGGAGGAGAGTGGCAAGATGTGATCTTTGTAAAGTCAGACATTCTGAAAACGTCAATAGGATGTCGTGAAAAGATTACATAAGCCGGCGCAAACAGTTTATCAATTGATTGTTGCATTTTGAAAAGAGCAGCTTGGTCGGCAAACAAGGGCATGTGTTCTGCAAGTCCTGCTCTCAGTCTTTTTCCTAATGCTGCTCCTTCCTCGCCATAATGATAAAAAGAAAGATGGCTTCGCTTTGGGTTGAGATACTTGTTCATATAGTTTCTCATCCGCTTGCCTATGTCAACCTGCTTATACAAGTTTATTTGTATTTGGTCTTTAAGTTTTTCTTGTTCTTCGCCTTCGGCTGCGAGAAAGGATTTGTTTAACTCTTTTGCTTCCTCTCTTAGTTTTTCATAATCAGCAAATGAATTGGGCATTGATTGAGTCATGGCCTTGTTCATATCTTGCATCAATTTTTGTAAGCCGATGGTTTTAGTGACAGACTTGACGTTTTTGTCAAATTTGGTACGATCATTTCTGTCTGCTGCGACCAAATCGTATGTCTTCGTAAAATTAAATTCTTTTGGCGGCTTTGGAGTGTTAAAAGTCCAGCCATTATCAGTAAGAAACTTAATAACTTTGCTCAAAGGATGTTCGTCGGTTACAACCTCAAAGTTTCCAAGAACTCGGTATCTGTCTCCGAAGATGTTTGAGAAAGGCAGTTCGCTTGGAGGGATCTCTAATGCTTCCGAAACAAAGTCATATTCTTCTTCGGTTATTTCGCTTAAAACTTGCTTTTTATTGATTTTGATTTTCATGATTACCCCACAAAGATTCCAAGAGGAACTTGTTTTTGAATTGCGTTTGTGTTGTCGACAATGTTTTTGTCTGTCTCGATAAGTTTATCGTATGTCATTAGATCCAATTGTTCTTTCAATTCTGTGCGTAATTTGTCTTGTTCTTCTTTTGCTTGGCTAAGAAGGTCAGAACCATTAAGAGTTACATTGTCACCGGGAATTGGCACATTATTGCCGAATTTTGAGCGAACTTGGCCTAATGTTTCCTTGCTTAGTGCTAAGGCAAAGCGTCTGATCCATTGCTTACCAATTGAATTGATGTTTTCGTAAGGAATATTCTCAAATGGAAGCGTATTCATGTTGTTTACGCCATCCTGACCGTCATTATACTCATCAGTCCATGTTGATTCGCGAATTGAGAACCGAAACCAGAACTTTTCTGGTGAAACAGAGTCGGGAGGTGGGAAAAGTCGAAGATTATTGTTAATAATCTCATATGAATAGTGAGATGTGCGTGTATAGAGATGATCTTCGTATTGAATTGCCTGCATTTTGTTCTGCCAAACGGGAACAACCTGCCATGTTGAGTCATCTGCGAACTGTCCGTACGAATGAAGGTTCCCAACAACGTTGAGACCACCATAATAACCATAGAATCTCCACATTTGTCGAGGAGAAAGATAAAATACGTCTCTGATAACAATTCTTTTTGTTCTATCGATGTCCTCGTAGGGAACACCACCGGCTTCTGCCGATGAAGAAACGATTGCTTGGAGATCATAGTCTTGTTGATCTACGACTGTATCAAAAGAAGCTGAATAGATTGGAAGAGTTCCACCAATTCCGGCTTCGTGCGAGAACTGTTGGCCTACTTTCAACGCATAACCAAAATTAAACTTTGGATATTTTAACTCAACACCTGTTTGACCATCGATAACAGCACCGTCTTCATTAAAAGACCCAGTTGGATTTCCTAATGTAGATCCTAGTGTATTTTTTGCTTGATGAAGATTGACAATATAAGAATATTCTAATACTGCTTCTTCATAATTTGCATAGACATTCTCTGCTTTGATCTCAAGATCAAGAATGTCACCGCCTAACTTGCGGTATGTATATGCAACCTGATCTACAGCACCAGATATAAAAGAACCGGTTGTATAAATACCAAAAGGCAGAGATGAAAGAACATCATCTGCCGATCCGGTTGAGGGAAGAACAATTGCTGATTGTTGAGAAGTAGGTGTTAAAGTTGGAAATGCCATGCATGAACCCTCCGATCATAGTAAATAGTTAAAAGAGGGTGTTGTTTCCCTTTTACTTTTCAGCGGCTTTAGTTGTTTTCTTTCTTCTTGTTCTTTTGGGCTTTTCTGCTTTGGGTTTCTCTGCTGCTTTCTCAACAACTGGCTCTGGGGCTGGCTCTGGCTCTGGTGGTGCTTCAACAACAGGTGCAGCCGCTACTTCAGACTGATTTTGTGCTTCTAGTTTTTTTCTAAGTTTATATCTTTTAAAAGACTTACCCATTTTATAACTCCTAAATTATACAATAAATAGTTAAAAACAAAGAAAAACCCCCCGATCCGAAGACCGAGGGGCTGGGTAGTGAGAGAACACTAGTTTAAAAACTAGGCCCCAGACTCACCAAGAAGTCCTCGAACGATAACGAGACCGTACATATCAGGACGGACCATCTTCTTAGCGTAACGAGTCATTACACCCTTACGAGGAACGAAGTCCTCTGGCCCGAAGATGGTAGGTGTGGTTTGCAACGGAACGTATGGAGCATATACGTAACCACTTTCAAGGAAAGAGTTTCCTTTGCGACCAACAAGAAGGACGGTACGTGGGAAGTAAGGATCCACAATAACGTCGAACTTACGGCTAAGCGAACCAACATTAACAGCACCGATGTCGCCTTTGTCGGCATCAGCAGTAACGTTTGCACGGAAGCCAGCGGTGAATTCAAGGATGTTAGCGATCTCAGGACCACAAACAACAAAGTTAGCACCACCTCGAAGTGTCTTTCTATGGATTTGAGCAGAAACATCATTGATGGTTTCAATGAGAGTCTCATACCATTCAGACACAGTACCGGTGAAGTCAGGAGCCTTCGCAGAAGCACCAACTTCTTCACCAGTGGTACGATTTACGAAAAGACCCGGTGAACGAGACCAGTAGAAAGTACCAGCAGTTGCACCAACGATAAGGTCGGTCATGATCTCACGATCAAGTTCAAGTGCAATTTGCTCTGAAAGAATAGAAGTCAATTCAACCTCAGCATCCAAGTTGTGATAAGCGTTGAGGTCTTGTCCCAATTCTGGGGTCCACTTTGCTTTCAACTTCTTGGTTTCTGCGGTGATCGCTACAGAATCAACTTTGATGTCGATTTCTGGAATTCTTTCGTTGTTCTCGAGATCCCAAAGGTCATCGCCCTTGATAGATCCAAGACCATTTCCAGCGACGAGATCATCATCGATTGGGAAAGATACATTAACGGTTGCACCAGTGATCGCAATGAGACTTGTTCCCAAACCGTTTGCTTCAAGGGTTGTTGACGTAGTAGCACCAGCATATACCATGGTAAATCTGTAGCCACTTTCGCCCGGAAGTTGTGTAACCGAGCCAGATCCAATTCTAGTACAACGACGTACGTGCTGTGCAGCAGCAGTTGCCGAAGAAGAGATAGCAGTAACATTGTCAACTACAAATTGAGCCAAATCTGCTGAACCTGTAAATTCCATAACGATTACAGGGAAACCAGCAAGGTCGGCATCATATTGAGTCAAAGAATCAAGAGTTGCTTGATCAGCAGCAGAAAGTGGGTTATCACCTTCTCCAGCAGCAGCACCGGCAGTACCAGATGCAACCAAAACTGCGCTTGCAAGAGCAGCAACAGCAGAACCAGTAGCAGAAGCGTAACCATTATTAAGTCCACGAGGACCACCACCAAGATCGCGAACACGAGAAAGGTCCACACCACCGGTGATTTGAGAAGCCAATTTGCCGCCACCATAGAGAGATTCACCAGTTTCATATCCAAGACGATCTGCAACACCAGCAGGGCTGTTGTCAGAGAACTTAAAGTCCATGAAGAAGATGAGTCCAGATGGAAGGCTCATAGGCTGAACACTAACAAGATCGTTAGCGATAAGTCCGGCGAATACACGACGAACGATTGGGAAAGCCACAGCAGCGAAACCTTCAACATCACCGCTTGCCATTGCAGACGATTCGCGAAGAAGTTCCTTTGCTTGGTTTTCAAGAAGACGGGCCATGTTGCTTCTTTGATGATCGTTTGAAAGACCTTCAAGAAGACCGGTTTGACCCCACTTGTTTAAGAGGGCTTGTCCTTCCTTCGCCATATCGCGTTGGACAATACCTTCTGTAAGGGTTTGTACAATAGACATTTTTAATACCTCCATAAATGATTAATCAATGCCAGCGAGTTTTTTCATTCTGTCAGCGAAAGACATGGACTCGGTAACCACGTTTTCTTTGCGCCTAGGCATAATTGCTGAAAGATTGGATCTTCTATTCACAGACTCGCTCAGTGATTGTGGACCTTTCTTTGCAGAGGATCCCACTGTAGCAGTTAGAGTCTCGTGGAGAGTCTTTGCTTCTTCAGCAGATGTTGCCTTAGCGATGGCTTCAACAATTTTAGATTTTTGTCGCTCATTCAGGGAGGCATCGCTCAAAGTTTTATTTGAGTAAACAAGACGAGCATTAGAAACCAATGCTTCATCAAGTTTAATTTTAAGTTGTTCTACAACTTCTAAAAGTTTATGTGAATCTTCGTTTGCTTTCTTGAAAGATTCTTCAAGTTCTCCGTATTTCTCTTTATACATGTCACATTCTTGATTTGCTTTACGGAGTTCTTCGTCGTATCTAAGAGTTCCTTCATCGGTCACAATATGACCGTGCTTTTGTTCAGAAACATCAACAACGAGTTCTTCATTAATTTCTTCTTTATCTTCTTCAAGAATATCAGAGACCATGTCAATCATCTCTTGAAGTGTTAGTTCTTCATCTTCTCCACCGAGGTCACCAAGAAGGTCATCTTCGCCTTCATCTCCACCAAGGTCTCCAAGAAGATCGTCAGTTGCCATTGGTTCTTCACCAGCAGATGTAGGATCCGCTTCAGCAGCAGCCTTTACAGCATCAAGGTCGATTTCAAAATCGGAAGGATCAAATTCGAATTCCATTGATAGTTCGGCTTGAGAGTGTGGATCCACAATATTTTGAGGAGCAGAAGCAATCGGAGCAGATGGAGTTGCAGATGTCGCAACAGCACCCATTGCCATTTCTTCTTCATGAAGCATATCGGCTTCTTCAAGTTCATCCATTTCGGCAAGGAATACTTTGCCGTCACGGCCTTCAACTTGGACTCCGTCCTCATCGATTTGATGAACTTTCCCAATTTGATTTGACCCCATATGGCGAACATATGAGCCAACACCAATTTGAGAATCATTGCCTTCAAGCAATGACTCAACTGCCTCTTTTATTTGAGGTGCATACTTTTCAATAATTGCCTGCTCGGCATTCTTAAGTGCCGCCTCGCGAAGTGCGGTTGCATCAACAATTGCTTGTTCTAACATTGAAGACATTCAATTTCTCCTAGAAATACTATATCACAAGTAAATAGTGTTTATGATAGGAAAAGGAAGATTAGTATTGTTCTGGGTCTATGGAGTCAGATCGGTAGGATCTTCATACCATTCTTCCATAAATGATTCGCCTGTAATTTCCTCTAGTTTTCGAATCATTCTCTCCATATTAACTCTTACAACTTTTCCTGTTCGCGTGTTTCTCGAGAAATATTGCCATTCGCCTTCCGGAGTGTGAGGAGAGATTTGTGTCACGTTGCCATTTGAATCTCGCACAAAAACCTCAGCGTGACCAGTAACAATTTTAGAATATATGTGTGCATGGTCATTGACGCTCGAAGGATCAGTTCTATCAGTACCATCAAAATTCCTACAGTTGAGCCCTAATATGCCTTGAAGTTGTACACTGCCACTACCATTTATTGTAAGTATGTCTGCACCGTTCCCATTCCCTTGAGCGTCTCCGTAGAAAATGTTAAATTGTGCGTCTGTCGGAGATCCTTGTGCTGATGAACTACCTGCTAAAGTCCACTCGTGGGAGACGGCCCCAATTTGACCGCTTGTATCGGCATTATTCGTGAAACTTATTCTACCATATTCAGTATCATCCTCATGAATATGTATTTGCGGTGCGGTGCCAGCCGAATCAGATTCAAGAAACAAAGAAGATCCCGTGATCTCATTGAAAAATGCATTGTTGCCTTGGAAGTTACCCTCATCTGTTATTACAGTTCCTCCGGCAGTGGCATACGCAGAGGCGGAAATATGCTGAGACGAAGATAAGGCCATCAATAATTCAAGTTGATATGGACTAGAATTAAAATCAACAAGAATCGGCTCTGTTGAATCTGGTGCTTCAAAAATAACATATTGATCTGCTTTAAATCTTATTCTATTTTTACCGTCCATTATTATGCCATTTCCGCCGGCTCGCTCAGTCATAAACACATCAATAGTGCCATCATCTCCATCAAAGAAAATTCTCGAGGTGCCTGCAAGATAAAGATCGCCATTAAGCAATTTAAGGTCGCCCGATCCGCTTATATGTCCTCCGACTTGAAGATCAGCAGAACCAGAAAACCCACCGGCATCATTGAAGACGTCACTTCCATTGTACCTGAAGTTAGCGTTTGAAGTTATTGTTTGGTTTCCTGCATTGTCAATAAAAACAACAGAAGCACCGTTAGATTGTACCAACGGAACATTGTTAAGGGTACTTCCGTTTCCTCGGAAGTTCTCAGCATAAATGTCACTAGAAGATGATATTTCGCTTGATGCTGTGATTTCTATAAAAGAAGCATTGCCTCCACTGACATCACCCTCAATATCTAAAAACGTCTGCCCTCCGACTATAATCTCTTCTTGTAGATACAAAGATGAACCAGAGATATTCGAAGAAGCAGATATATTTGTTGTTGCTAATGTTTGAGATCCTGTAAAAAATGTCAGATCTGGAGATCCTGTTAAAGAATCATCATCGTTAAATTGAATCTCTGTATTTGCTCCTCCGGGTGTTGGGTTGCCTGTTACGCCTGTTAAGCCCGAGCCATCGCCTTCAAAATATGCACCCGATATTGTTGTACTTGCGCTCAATTGTGATACGTTAATATTATCGGGCATTCTAGCGTTGTCTAGTTTTCCGGAAGAGATTCGAGCCGCATCTAAACTAATACCGCCTTCTAAAGAAGTAAGAGCCATACTTCTGTTTTCTATTGCACTTCCGGATACAAGAATGCTATATGCATTGTTATAAGTTGTCGTTGTACTGTTTCCAATATCAACTTTCAGTCCGGAATCGTCTGCGAGCGCTCCTTGTGATTTAAGATCTACTGCGAGGTTATTGCCATCGGTGGTCAGGCCAGTCGATGCTGATATTTGAGATCCAGATATTTGTCCTATAAGATTTGCAGCCAAAATACTGTCAGCAGTAACGCCTGTTATACCAGATCCGTCACCATTAAAAGCACCAGTTATTGATATATCGCCTCCGAATGTGGCATTACCAACATTGTGAAATGTTCCGGAACCGGATATGTCGCCGTCGACCTCAAGTTCAAATGTTGGTACGGAAACTCCGATCCCTATATTTCCATTCGGAAGGGTGAGATTGCCTGTTTGAACTTGCACACGATCAGGATTAAGGTTTCCATAAATCGTGAATAACTCAACATTTTCACCAAAAAACTGAATTCTGTCTGTCTCAAAGGATATTCTAGTATCACTATCACCAGTGTGAGAAACAACACTATCGACCGAAATTGAACTTGCTGATAGATCTGTGAATGTCTTTTGGCCGTTGATTGTTTGATCTGAAGATGTATCAACCATCCCTTCAATTTCTGGTGTATCGTCTCCAACAAAATTGACTTTGCTTTTTAAAATATTATATGACATGTTTACCTACTCGTTTTAAACTTTTGTTATAATTCTGACTAGTGCTGCGAGATCATCGGCACTAATACCTGTCTGATCAAAATTAACCTTAACCGTGATTGTCTCACCCGGGTCGAAACTAATTGGGGGATCAAATGCTTTTACAAATCCCGTGGCACCACTACCACCACCGGCTTTTGTTATAGACATTGAACCAGAATCTACTAATTGATTGTTTTTATAGACTCCTCCGATAAACTCGTAAGTTGAGCCGTCAGAAGCATTAAATTGAAATTGGCATGTTAAATGTGTTATCGTTCCACTTAGCGGCATTCTATATCCGTAATCATTTGTAGATCCATTAACAGTTGTGGTCTCAATGGGCGTAGAGTTTGAAAAACTAGGATTATAGCCATAATGAAGAAAAGAAGCAGCCCCTAATTCATCAACAGGTCTGTATGAAAGATTACCACCTCCATCTGTTGCTATAACTTCGTCGGCATTGCCATCAGCATCTGGCAATTGATAGACAGGGCTCCCACTATCTGTAATTACAATGTTAGAACCCGATACGGTCCCAACATCGATAGAGCTTCCATAAAAGTTTCCTTGATTATCAATAACAGTATCTTCGCCCGGCGGCGCTCCTGCGATCTTGATTGAGTCAGCAAAATAAAAAGTCGAACCGGATATTCCCAAAGAAGACGAAATATGTTGATTATCTATCTGAAGACGAACAGACCCAGATGTCTGAAATTCAATCTGGTCTTCGCCAAAATCAATCGCAGTATCTCTTTGAGTGTCGTCCTTAGCCTTAAGGTCCCCAATAACTTGAGGTCCTACTGAAAATTTATATGCCATTCTATAATCCTCGCCTTATCCATAATTAGGCATTTGATAATAAAAAGGGAGGTTGCCCGAAGGCAACCTCCAAGAAAGAATAGGACAAAAATCCAATCCGAAGATTAGATAATGTACCAGTCACCAGCACCAGCAGAACCTGAGAATACACAGGTTACAGCAGCGCCTTTTGCTTCAAGAACAAGAAGATCGCCATTGGTTTCATCAGCCATAGTCTCACCAGCAACAGAAGCAGAAAGTGTAATAGCACCATTATTGATGCTTTTAATTCTAACAACTTTACCGTCTGCACCAGCAGGAAGGTCTAACTGGAAAGCGGTTGCACTGTTTGCAATAGCAAAACCAACGCTAGAACCGATAGTGGCAGTAGAAGTATATGTTCTTGTTTCAACATTAATGACAGCACCAACAACATTTTCAACGTAAATATTAGCCCAACGCTTAGTAGCGTCTCCTAAGTTAAGTGAGTTGTCAACATCTGGAAGCCAGTTTTGAGCGATTTCTGCATCAGAACCTGCGTTAATAAAGAACGCAGAACCAGAAACATCACCAGAGGTTGAGATAGCACCATCTGCAACGGTAACTTGGAATTCACCAGAAGCACCAACAATAAGACCAGTGTGACCTGAGCCGTTAACGGTGAAACCAGCAGAAGCAGTTGCTTGTGAACTGAATGTTGAAACGTCTGTGTTATTAGCACCAAGTGTGATTGCATTGTTGTCTAAAGTAATAAGACTGGTATCACTTCTAGAACCAATGGTTTTTCCGTCTTCAATTTGAAGATCCAAGCCATCAAAACCAAGTGAAGCAGAAACATCACCTTCAACATCAACAGAATTTGCTGCAAGAGTCATAAGGTTGGTGTCACCATTAACACCAATGGTTTTTCCGTCTTGAATAACAAGATCGAAACCTGAAAGAGTAGACGAACCAGAAATTGTAGATTCACCTACAACGGTGCCCTCTTGAGTTAAATTACCCGAGAGTTGCGCTGCACCAATTTGAAATTTATAAGCCATAATTTATATCCTCCATAAAAACGCGCCATGGCGTGTGATGCCGATGAATACGGGATCCAACCGACACCACTGGCGCTGTAATAAATAGGACATAAATGTCGTAAGTGACCGCTAGTATATAAAGAATTTATCTGAGCCATTTGTATAGATACTTATGGCTCCATATGGCGACTCTAGGTAAACTTCTGAAACACCATCAATCAAATCAGCAGCAGAGGCAGTGATCTTGATATTGTATGTTTGGGCATCTCCGCCCTCGTCTTTGATTATGAAGAACTGTCCGTTTTGAAGTGTATTGGCAACAGGCAAATTAATCGTACTCGCAGCACCAATTGTCGCAGTATCAACACCAATAACATAATCCGTCGCAGATATTGTGTAAGGAGAAGACGTTACAGATTCTCTTGCCCTGATAATACTGCCGTTTACTAAAATACTTCCTGTAAATTGGTGAGTATCATCATCTGTGTCTCCAAACTTAGTTGATCCAGATGCTTCTAGATTAATGACAGTTTTGTTGGTGACATTGATATTTAGTTCATTTGCATTGATGGTGCCGCTCACATCAAGTGTCCCAGTCAATACAAGAGTATTACTAGCGCTCAAGAACAAAAGATTTGCTGAGCCGCTCGTTGAGTTCGATCCAGTTAAGAACTGTAAAGAGCCGGTAGGTCCTGCTGCTTGGCCTGAGCCGCCACCGCCGCCTCCTGCTGAAGATGTAACAACAATTCTACCAGAAGGATCAATTCCCAAATAAGAAGTTGTTGCAATATTCCCTGATACTGGTTCGCTCACAGAAAGATGAGTAAATGAACCAGTTCTTGTTGAAAATGTATCGGTGCCTTGATCAAAAGTGAAATTTATATTTCCCTTTAAATTAAATTCTCCGACTTGAGATGTCGGAGCAGCGCCAAAGAAATAAGGAATTCTACCTTCGTCAGCGTTTGTTTGTTCTGCATGACTAACATTGATAATGTCAGTGCCATCACCATCGTATGCACCACTAAAGGCGCCCGATAATATTAAGGCACTTTCGCCAACATTTCCAGATAATATGTTATAAGCCATGAGTTATTCCTCATAATAAATATTATCTAGATAATAAACCAATTAGTTCCACCATCAGAATAAAGAGTTACAGAAGCATTGTCACCAGAAAGACCAACGAATGTTCCATGGTCAACAGTATCGCTTGAAGATCTTGAAATAGCAATTTGGTCTGTTGGTGTCTCGGGCCGACCACCACTAAAATCAAATTCGTCTTTAATAACAATAATTCTACCCGGAAAGACATTAGCAGCAGGCAGTGTGATCGTTGTACCTTCACTGGCTGAATATCCAATAATATAATCTGCCGGGCCCACTGTGTGGCTGGTGGCAGTTAATCTGTAATAAGAAAAGTACACTCCGCCGGTTATGCTAACACTACCGGTGAATTGATGAAAATCATCTTCTGTGTCTCCGAACTTTGTCGATCCAGATACATCAATATTTGTGACTGTCTTATTGGTCACATTAATATTAAGTTCATCAGCATTTATTGTGCCACTAACAGTTAATGTGCCTTTTAGAGTTAACTCTGGCAAAGTGGCGTCAGTTTCGGCCGATGAACCAGTGTTGAAAACTAATCTAGAAGAACCAGTAATATCTGTCCCAGCATGCAAAAACTGAATAGATCCCGTAGGACCTGCTCCGGAGGTGCCTCCACCAGTACTATCGCATTCAATATAAGCCCAGCCGAATTCAGCCATTAACCTACTCCGATAGAACCAGACCAGTTAGAACCGGAAGGAGATGCGCCCTCGACTCTACCAATATTAATATTTGTTAAAGATGCATAAACAGAAACTTCATATGTAGCAGTACTATCATCACTCATAAGATAAAGAGCACTCGCCTTTACATTAAGGGTTGTTGGTCCACCATCGATTGATGATCCAATGAGAATGTAATTTTTAACGTCATCTCTCATGCCTCTTTCAGAAAAACTAAGCCTAATTGGTTTTGTAGTTGGCGCATGATTAAGAATTGTAATTTCTTTAGTTACATATGGAAACTCAATTTTGTGAAAAACAGTTCCGGATGCCGGTATTGCAGATGATGTAACAAAAGGCGCACCAGATGCTTGATACGAACCAACGTTATTCAGGCCAACCGAATATATAAAACTTGATGACATCTCTAATCTCCTATCGTATTAAATAGTTTAACGGCGTCGTTTCGCCATTTCCTTTCTGTGTCTCGCAATTGCTCTTTTCTTAGCCAATCGTCTTTTAACAGATGGCTTCATGTAATGTCTTCTATCACGGCACTCTTGGATGATTCCAAGTTTTTTGCATTTTCTTGAAAACTTCTTTACGGCTCTCTCGACTGGTTCGCCTTTTTTGATCTTATATTCGTAGTTGTGTCCCATTACTTTTTCTCGTTCATTTTCTGCCAAATGGCAGATGTTTTATTCATTAATTTGGAAATGTCAACACCAGCGTCGTTTGGAGCGACTCCGCTAAGAGCGCCCTGTCCTTGTGTATTTGTAGGTGCGGGGGCTGGTGTTGTTCCTTCGAAAAGATTGATACCATTATAGGCATCTTTTCCAATGGAGTCCATTAGAGTTTTTCTTTTTGCCGCAAGTCTTGCTTTGGCCTCCTCATCGGTTTCCAAGCGAGGTTGTGGCGGTTGATATTGTTGCTGCTCTACAATTGGCTGAGTGGGTGATTGTTGTGTACCCTTCATGACCTCTGCGATAATCGAAGAAAGAGTTCCATCTTCGAACATAACTTCTTTGATGCACTCTTTGATCAGCGGCTTCAATACTTTTTTTAATTCGTTTTTATTCATTTTTCCTCATTTTTTTTAAATCAGATTTTTGTGGATTATCGAAATTAACTTTACCTTGTTCTAATGCCTTGTTAACTAAAGCCTGCTTTGTGCCTGAATCTGCTGCTTGAGGCATGCCGAGTTTTCTTTGGAATTTTCCTTTTTCTCTTTGCTGTAGGCCGATGAGATTATTTGCGTACATTTCAGCAGCAGCTTCTTTTGTTGGTTCGCTAATTTTACCAGCATTGTGCAACATTTGCAATACTTCATCGCTTATTCTTTCTAAAACATAATTTTTAATTTGTTCTGGTTTTACTGTTAATAAATTGATTTTTGTATCGTTTGTAACAACATTTCCAGCAAGAGCGGCAATTGCTAATTGAGTTGCTTTCAATGCTTTTTCGGCCCCTTTTTGTCCGGAGCCAAATGCTGGTGCTGACAGATTATCAATAGTCATCATAGCTTCTGGATTAGTCATTACGACCTGTGACCATCGATGATGACCATCTAAAATA